ATGCAGCAATGGCTGATGACGCAATCGGAATAGCCGAACTTAGTGCCACAGGTACAGCATCTAGTTCTACATTTCTTAGGGGAGATAATGCTTGGTCTGCTGTGACAAGTCCAGCATTGTCATTTGTTTCATCCACCACAATTTCCGGTACTAGTACTTCTGGCGTAGAATTTACAGGAATAGATAATACTTCAGAACTTTGGATGGTCGTAATTGAAGGTGTCCATTTTGCTACTGATATACAAGTTCTTCAAATCCATACCAGTAATGATACTTCCTCACATAGTTATGATACAGGGGCCTCTGACTACGGATGGGCAGTTGGAGGGGCATATTATTCTAGTGCCTACGCTAAATTTGATGCGTCTGATGATTCAATTTTAATGGGGGCTGATCCATTCACGGTAGGAAACGATGCGACCACCAGTGTTAGTGCTAAAGTGTTTATACATAACCCTTCGGTGACAACTTACCATACTCTTATAAATTATGAGATGTACTATCAGCATAATGGAGCAACGCCACAAGCATCTATGACTTTTGGTGTAGGAAAAAGACACGCAACAGAGGCCGTAACTGCTGTCAAATTTAGTGTTTCGTCTGGAAATTTTGAAGATACAGGAAGACTTTCCATGTACAAGCTGGCACATAGTTAGGAGATATAAATGTCGCAAACTAAAATAGACGTAGGAATGATAAGTGCCACTGGTACTGCTTCATCTAGTACAGTATTAAAAGGAGATGGCACATGGGGTTCTGGAAGTCCTCTTGAATTTGTTTCTTCAACAACAGCCAGCAGTAGTGCATCTGTGGCTCTTACCGGAATAGATGATTCTGCGGATACATGGATGGTTCTAATAGAAGGGGTAAATGTATCGGAAGATGGCAAAGAACCTTGGATAAGAACCAGTAACGACACTTCTAGTCATTCTTATGATTCTGGAGGTTCTGATTATGCTTGGTCTTTTAATAGTGCTTATGGTGCGTCTACTACTTCTTACAATAAATATGAAACAGGCGATGCAAAAATACAAATGGGGCAAGACGCTAATTATCCCGGCTACGATGATACCTCTGCTTGGTCTGCAAAAATATTTATCCATAACCCTTCTGTAACCACTTACCACACAATTTTAACTTTTGATTTGAGTATGCAGGGAACTAATCAAGAATCTCATAGAACCTTTGGTTCTGGACAAAGAAAGGCAGCCGAAGCTGTTACAGCAGTACAGTTTCTAATGTCAAGCGGAAATTTTGATACTGGTAAATTTTCGTTATTTAAAATTAAACACGCCTAGTTATGGACACAGGTATTGATGTAAAATTACTGCTTCAAATAGGAAGTGTTTTAGTAGCTATAATTGGAGCTATGGCAGTTGCTAGGCAACAGCTTAAAAGTTTATCTGAAGATTTTGATTTATTTAGAGAAACTATTACCAAGAAATTAGGAAATATAGCTAACGATTTAGACAAAGTAGAAAACGCTGGTATTAGTTTTGAAAGTGAAATACGTACAAGACTTAAAGTAATATCAGGAATTTTATCAGTAGAAAGATTAGAGTCACAACATAGAGAATTAGAAAAACTTCACGCTGCTGATGATGTAGCACAAATAAGATTAGACAGGTTAAGAAGCGATTTAGAAAACTTTAGAGGAGAGTATTTATCTTCTCACAACAACGCACATAAATATGTTCCTCCTCCAAAGTATGACTAAGGTATAACATGATTTCACTTTTAGGTAGTTTACTAGGTTTTGTTACTTCTACAGGCCCCTCCATATTTAAACAGTATATGGATGCCAAGCAAGATACTAGGGATAAAGAACATGAGCTAAAGATAATGGCTCAACAATCTCAAGATAGAAGAGATGAAGCTGTAATTACTAGCGTAGGTGAAGCTAACGTAGCAGTACATAAGAACGCTGATGAGCAAACTAAAAGAGCAAGCACTTGGGTAGTTAATTTGTCAGCCACAGTTCGTCCAGTAATAACATATTTTTTCTTTTTAGAATTTGTTCTGTTAACTTTTCTGTCTGCTTTTGACATGATTAGTGTAGAACTTTTTAAATACCTTTGGTCAGATGAGATAGTCAGTATATTTTCCGTGATAATTTCTTTCTGGTTTGGTCAGAGATTAGTAAGTAAATGGTCAAAGTAATAAATGATAAAGGGTTAGATTTAATAAAGAGCTTTGAAGGATTTTCTTCTGACCCATACAAGTGCGTAGCTGGAATATGGACAATAGGTTTTGGATCTATATACGGAGAGGATAACAAAAGAGTAACACCAGACCATCCTCCTGTGACAGAAAGTAGGGCTACGGAATTAATGCAGAGAGACTTAGGATCAATAGAATATAAAGTAAGCAAATTAGTCAAAGTTCCAGTAACACCTAATCAGTTTTCAGCAATATGTAGTTTTGTATATAACGTAGGTTCAGGGGCTTTCCAACGAAGTACAGCTAGAATGAGACTAAACAGGGAAAATTACCAAGGCTGTGCTGATGAGTTTTTAAAGTGGAAGTATGCAAATAAGAAAGTAATTCCCGGTCTTCTCAGGCGAAGATATGCAGAAAGAGATTTATTTTTAAGTGAGGATTAGCTATAATGGCATATAGATCAATTATTAACAAAGTATTAAGAAGGTTAAGAGAAGATACTGTAGCAGCAGATTGGATAGGGGACTTAGCTGATTCTGATGCTGATGATTATCAAAAGTTAATAGGTGATTTTGTTAACGAGGCTAAACAAATAGTAGAGGATGCATGGTCTTGGAGTTTCTTAAGATCACTTCAGACAGTAACTACAAGTGCATCTACTGCTACATATGCTATACCCTCAGCTACAAATCGTACTACAATACTGCAAGTAATAGATGACTCAAATGACCTTGTAGTTCCTCAGATGTCAGATGCAGACTTTTACAATTTTACTTTTGTAGGTACTACACAGACAGGAACTCCGTTGTTTTACAGATTAAACGGAACTGATATATCTTTTTATCCTACGCCTGACGCAGCGTATACAGTTAAAGTACACATGGTTTTACCTCAGGATGACTTAACAGAAGCTACTACTACACTTACTGTACCAGAGCAGCCTGTAGTATTAGGAGCATACTCTTTAGCATTAGCTGAACGAGGAGAAGACGGAGGAACAACTGCAAGTATAGCTGGTGGTAGATTTGAAAAAGCATTGGCTGATTTTATTAGTAAAGACTCAAGTAGAACTTTAAACGAGACTGTTTGGTATGCCACCTAAACCGCTTAGACCTACAAGATTAGACGGNATGGGAAGAGCCGGACTTAATACTCAGGGGAGTGCAGCTACTCTAGGTCCTGAGTGGCTTACTGAGTCCAGTAATGTAGTCTTTGACTTCCAAGGACGCATAGGACCACGTAAGGGTATTAAGGCTGTATCTAAAACTGTAGCAAGTCCTATTAAATCTATAGGAGAGTTTGTTAAATCAGACAGGACTACAGAGTATTACGCTGCATCTGGAGCATATATTTATAAAAGGGATACATCTACTACACCAGAGACACTTACGGCACAAACATTTTCAGGATCTCCACAGACTATTTCAAACTCTAACTGGCAATGGGTTAATTTTAATAATGAGTTCTGGGGTGTACAGTCGGGCCACAAGCCCATTAATTATGACGGCACTAGCTGGTACGATGTAGAAGACTTGGGAGCCTACGCTGCTCCTTCAGGAGTAACTACATTTAATCCATCGTGTGCTTTAGGAAACTTTGGACGTATGTGGTACGGAGGTATTACTGAAGATCCGGGTGTTTTGTTATACTCAGATAACCTTATAGGTGAGAAATTAGCTAGTGGTGCTGCTGGTAAACTAGACTTAAGGACTGTATGGGGATCAGATGAAATTGTAGGTTTAGGTGCTATCATGGATAAGATAGTTATTTTTGGTAAAAACAATATAGCTATTTATACTGGTGCGTCCAACCCTGCTACAATGACCCTAGACGAGCTTATACAGGGCGTAGGGTTAGCAGGTAGAGATAATATAGTATATGTAGGCGCAGAGCTTCTGTTTATGAGCTACGAGGGCCTACAGTCCTTAGGACGTATTACAGAGACAGACGGTAAAGCTCCTGTGTCTGATTTATCTATATCTGTTCGTAATAGCTTATCCTTCTTTTTGTCTACAGCAGACTTATCTACAATAAAATCTGTGTATCATCAGGAAGAAGGTTTATTAATAATGATGGTCCCAGAAAATAAACTGGCTTATGTATTTGATTTTTCTGCTTCAAATAAAATAACCATACCAAAAATTACTACATGGTATTTTGCAGATGCTCCTCTCTGTGGAGTAAGTACAGTAAGCGGTGATCTTATACTGGGATTAACTGCTAATATTGCTTTATATGACGGTTGGTATGACGTATCTATAACAGACACTACATCTACTAACGGAAGCTCAGGAGCCTGTAGCACAGCAGGAGGAACATGGGATGGATCAAAGTGTTGGAGCACAACTAATAACTTATACAACTACGCATGGGCAACTCCTTGGTTAGACTTTGGTGAGCCTACAATAACTAAAATATTAAAACAGGCTATCTTTAATTACTCAGGTGGAAGAGGGTGTTCCACTACACTACAGGTTTTTGTAGACTATGACTCTATTAACCCACTCAGAAAGGTATTTAATTTAGCAGCAGATGATGACTTTGCACTATACGGAGTGTCTACATCTTTATACGGAACAGCTAAGTTTAGTTCTAAGATAGGACCTGCTGAGTATAAAGTACCATTATCAAGAACAGCTAAAGTAGTAAGGTTAAAAATGATTACTGAAGTAGTTGGTGATTTTTCAAGTTTAGTGTCTACAACATTATTAACAAAGCAAGGGAAAACGAGGTAAGATTATGAGTATTTTTGATACGATAGGTCAAGCACTAGGGGGAGCAACTGGAGTTGGTGGTCTTCTTGGAGCAGGTTTAGGATTCTTAGGGTCTAGGTCAAATGCTTCAAATGCTTTACAGGCAGCAGAAACCCAAGCACAGGCTCTAAGACAAAATGCTAAGGATGCAATAGCAGCAGGACAACCCTTTGGTATGGGGAGTCTTGGAGGTACAGTAGATTATGATATGGATAGCCGTACTGGACTTCTTAACTTATCTCCTCAGTTATCTAATATATACCAAGGAGCTTTAGACAGGAGTGGTTTATTTGGTGGACAGGCTATGCAATATGCAGGGCTAGATCCTTTTGAAGCTGGTGATTTATTTTACCAACAAGAACAACCTCTAGTAGACAAAGAAAGAAATTTACGTAGATCAGACTTAGAGACACGTTTACTTGCTCAGGGACGCTTAGGTGGTTCTGGTGGAGCATTAGAAAGAGAAGCACTAGAGACTGCATTTGAAACAGCAGATATGGGTAGAAGACAGCAATCTTTTTCTAGAGCACAGGATTTAATATCTGGTTTACTGGGTAGAGAAAAGGGAGACTTGGCTACTGCTACTGGACTTCTTGATATTCCTATACAAATGGCTAATATAGGTAGAGGTATAGGAGGAAGCTTAGGGAATATAGCAGCCTCAGGATTAGCCTCTCAACAGGCAGGAGAAGCTCTGTTAGCTAACTCTAGAGCAGCAGGAGGTACAGCCTTAGGATCGTTTGGTAATGCAGTATCAGGATTATTTAGACCACAAAAACCTGCTACTGTTATACAAGTTAAATCTGCTTAATACAATAAGGAACTGTTATGGCTATTACAATAAGAGATGATTTACCTGAATTTTTAGTTAAGTGGTTAGAAGACAGAGGGGCTGTTGCTGTTGTAGATGATAAGACAGGAAACCCCGGAGTTGTTCCCTTAGGTAAAAAACGTAGACGTAAAGCCTCAGGTAAAGATACTTTTACCAGTTCTGATATGGACGTAGATCCAGCAGCAGATATACAATTTGATNCTAGTTTTTTAAATAACATCATAGGTAGCATTTCTGGATTATTTAATACTTCTAAAGGTAATACAGAATT